ATTAAAAAGGTTAAAACGGTTAAAAAAAATAAAAATAAAACTTTGAAATTGAGAGTCTTGAATAGTCACTTTACTTTATAAAATGGTTAAAAATCATGAATACAATCTTTAAAAAGGAGAGTCTACAAATACATTTTTAATTTATAAAATGGTTAAAAATCATGAATACAATCTTTAAAAAGGAGAGTCTACAAACACATTTTTAATTTATGTAAAAGTAGTTTCTGGGTCTGGCTATAAATTTATTACTGCGTTTATTAGACTGTTTCTTTCTTTTAGTTTTAGTTTCACTTTTATTTTTGCTTTTAGCTTTCCTTTTCGCTTTAGTTTCATTTTTGCTTTTAGTTTCATTTTTTGCTTTAGTTTTCCTTTTCGCTTTAGTTTTGGTTTCATTTTTTGTTTCAGATTTAATTAAGCGTATGCTTTTAGTAAAATTGTCACTGTTTGAAATTGAAGAACTGGTAAAAACATCTTTTGGTATATATCTAAAAAAATTAGTAGTATATAATTTTGAACTACGAGAGATTGTATTGTCTTTAACTTGCGAATATATTTTTGATTTTTCTTCTCTCATGTCTTCTAATGTTTGTTGCTTACCATAACATGTAACACTAAACCGTTTCAATAAACCTTTTTGCTGCAGACGATTGTTAAGTTGGACTTTGAATAAATATTCGGCAATACACAATAATCTATTTTCGTCATAATATGGCCTATTAGCATAAATAAATATTAAGTAAAAGCTCAATATTGTGTCTATTGTAGCTACTTTTATTTTTTGTCCATCAATAACTATTATATTATAGCTATGGCATGCAGTTGATTTATAAATAAAAGCTATTACATCCTTATTTACAACAATTTCATAATGAATGTCTATATATTCGCCAATAGGCGGCTTTTTATTAATGCTTACATTTGTAAAACCCTCATAATTCAATTGCTCTTTTAATATTTTAGCACTTGTTTCGGGGTCCTCACTAATAACATCAAAATCCGGAATATTTGCAGCTTGTTTCTTTTCTTTATATGGCATATATTTACTATATAGCGCACTTGCATAACCACCAAAGAAAACCAACCCTTGATTTATAAAACAGCTTCTAGAGATCTCATAAATTTGGTTTTGTTCGTTGTTATTTCCCTCAAATCGTCTTTGAAAGTCTTTATGCTTACAAGATAGCCCGCGAAGAGGAAAATTATTATTTAACAATATAATACGTTTTAGAACTTTTTCCCATCGCGACACGTCACCCATTGGCCGTGAAAGCTCTTGATACATAGCCATTCGCAAAAAATTAGGAGGGCAATAATTAATGGCATTAATTTTAATAGCCTTTTTGTATATATTATTAAATAGATTGCTGTCCATGTATGTGATGTCCGCAATAGGAATAAAATTCACATACACTTTATATGTGCCACTATGAACACCTGACTTTGCTTCAACTTCTTCGTAGCCAGCTTTATAATAAATATTTGCTAAATCTCTCGAATAGTCCATGGCATATGGCGAAAAAAAGTCATAATCCGGTATTTCAATATCTTTATTATAAAATCTGTATTGTTCTGGCAATATATTATTTATAGCTGTCCCCCCATAACACAGTGTTTTGTGTGTCCTTAAGAAATGTTCTAATATGCCTATTATTTTTTTAATAGTTTCCGATTGGGCAAGTTTAATACCGCTAAGCGATGTTGCATTATCCACAGCATCTCTCAATATTTGTAATTCTTTTTCTTCAAATGTTTCTGCCATATATTTGTTTATACTTTAATATAAACAAATATAAAAATGTATATTTACAACATTTATAATTATTGTAAATAATAATATATAACAAAACAATATAATAACAATATTATAATATAATGTAGACTTATTGATCAAATAACGAGACATCATTGATCAAATAATGAGACATCATTAATCTAATATTGAAACATTATTATAATCAAGAGTTGCGTCATATACTATTGGTTCTGGCACATCAACATTTAATAAAGCGCTCTTCTTTTTAATCCAACAAAAGTTTTTTTGTAATCTAAACAATCCATTATATCCAAGTATGTTATTATCTATATTTTGATGTTTCATACATATTGCCTGACATCCAGTATCAAACGATAATGTAGTGTCAAAGTTTATTATTGAATTATCTAAATTAGGCAATACTATTACAAATTTAGACTTTGTGGTTGCTATAAATTGCGCGGAACCTTTTTTGGAAACAATTTGATTATACCTATATGTATGACAATATGTTCCTTTTGCTTTTAAGTTAATATAGCTATTCAAGTTCTGTAAATCAGCTGTTGTTGTAATGATGCTAGGTTGCGGATTAAAGTCACATATAATAATTAATTTTTGATATAAGTCTTCCATTTTAGTATTTAAAAGGTTCATATCTTTTTTAGTGGAACATGTGAATGACTGATTAGAGCTATGCAAATGTCTTTTAATTAAGTCTCCCATAGTCTTAAGCATAGGCACATTTGTGCTCATAACTCTAAAATTTAATATTAAGGGGTCGTTTGCACAATTAGTTGATAATGGATTAAAACCTTTTTCTTTAATTGTAATTAGCACTTCTTCTAATAAAAGCGAATTATAAGTTTCTTTGATATAATTATTTTCAGCGGTTGACGACGCAACAATAGGCTCATTATTATATGAATATATCTCAAAATCTAAAAATCGGCACCCATTAGCAATTGCTTTTTCTAAAGCACATAAGGCCACAAAATTGTTTTTGTAGCCATCCCCACAGCAACAATTATAGGCACTTTTAACATGATAATTTATTAATTTGCAAGAAGATCCATCAAATAAATCTCTAGCGTCGGGTTTTAACTCTGTTTGTGATCTAAAATAGGAAGTATTTGTTAATGTTGGCCAATATCTTGCTAATTTATCGCATGATCTATCTTTTAAACCCAGTCTATTTGCAACCCAGCTAAATAGAATTAGTAATATAAATATAATTATTACTAATGTTATATAAAAATATTGATTACTATCTAAATCCATTAATCGAGAAGACATATTATATTATTTTATATAATATATTATATAAAATTTATATAAAAATTTATGTTAAATTTTAATTTAAAAATAGAGATTATAACATAAATAAATATAATATATTATATTAATTAATATAATATATTATAATATGGCAGGAGGATTATTAAATTTAATAGCATTAGGAAACCAAAATATTATTTTGACAGGCAATCCTACCAATACCTTTTTTAAATCTGCATATTATAAGTATACTAATTTTGGATTACAAAAATTTAGAATAGACCAAACAGGGCAAATGGAATTAGATATAACTAAAAGCTCGAGCTATAGTTTTAAAATACAGCGTTACGGCGATTTATTAATGGATACTTATTTAGTTGTAAAATTGCCGAAAATATATAGTCCAATATTGAAATATACTACTACGTCTACGTCTAGTTCTGGTATTACTTCTAGTGTTAACGAATATAGGCCATATGAGTTTAAGTGGATAAAGCATATTGGATGTCAAATTATTGAAAGCGTCAATATAACTATAAACGGTTCAATAATTCAAAAATTTAGCGGGCATTACTTACAAAACATTGTAGAGCGTGATTATGATGCGCACAAGAAAGGGTTATTTGATATTATGACAGGGCATATTGATGAGTTAAACGATCCGGCAAATTTTAATAATAGAAATAATAATTATCCAAGCGTATACAAAGACAGTGCTTCTGATATAAGTGGAATAGAACCTTCAATTCGTGAATATAGTTTATATATACCAATAAATTCATGGTTTACAATGTCTTCAATAATGGCATTTCCATTGGTTTGTTTACAATATAGCGAATTAGTGATTAATTTCACATTAAGACCATTACAAGAGTTATTTACTATAAAAGACGTATTATATAGTAATCCAAGAAATAGTATACCATATAATAATTATCCACAAATACAAGCAAACCAAAACGTAATAGATTACCAATTTAAAAGGTTTATTAATCCTCCGCCGCTAAGTGAAATAGTAAAAGATGTTGATAGCTATCAAGATTTAACGTCACGAATAAACAGTGACATTCATTTAATATGTACGCAATGTTTTTTAGGAGAAGAAGAGCGAATATATTTTGCACAAAACAGTCAAAGTTATTTAATTCGTGAAGTTAATGAATACGCGTTTGAGAAAGTAATTAAGTCAAGTAAAATAAAGTTGGAGTCCAACGGATTAATAAAAAATTGGATGTGGTATTTTCAAAGAAGCGACGTAAAAGAGCGCAATGAGTGGTCTAATTATACAAATTGGTTGTATGAAAATAAGATCCCAAATGATTTACAAAAATTATATGTTACTAATCATAAATATTATAGTCCATTATTTAGTTATAGCTCCGATATTTCAAGAAATATTTATATTACCGGCAACAGTCCGTCTGCAACTGAGCAAACCAATCAGTGCGAAATATTGAAAAACTTTGCAATAATTTGTGATGGTAAATACAGAGAATATGATTTTGATAGCTCAATATTTAGTAAATTGGAAAAGTATGGTAAATCTAGCGGATCGTGTTCAAAGGTGGGTTTATATTGTTATAATTTTGGGTTAACAAGTGACCCGTTTAAGCAGCAGCCTAATGGAGCATTTAATACTAATTTTTTTAAAACGATCGAATTTGAATATAATAATTATAGTAATCCACCGTTAGATGCGAGTGCTGCTTTTGCGACTATATGTGACCCGCTAACCGGGGTAGTAATTGGAATTACTAAAGATCCTACAAATATTTATAAATATTATTATAATTTATATGTTATTGAAGAAAAATATAATTTATTAGTATTTCAAAATGGGCTTGCGGGGCTAATGTGGCAGCGCTAACATGGGCGAAATTATATATAGTAAAACATATATAAAGAATTAATTATAATATTGTTTTAGGCACCTTACGAGTGCCTAGTCCATGTTTTTTCTTAGCTTGATTTGCCAATTTCAAAGCCTTAGAATTATGTGAGCAACCGGACTTTAATATGCCATAATCAACTGCCGCCGCTTTTCCGCCACTTATTGAGCTCGCTAGGCGGGCTAATCCCCAACTATGTGCCGTTTGGTTGGGTCTTGACCCAGAAGAATAATACGCACCTTGACCTTTTTTCACAATTTTGCGTAGCGAAGTTATAGAGCACCCCGTCTTTCTAGAGAGATTGGCATTTATAGAGAGATTGGCATTTATAGAGAGATTAGCTAATTTATATATTTTTTCCGCTTTTAATATGTGCTTTGATTTTTTGGATTTATACGATTTAACCTTTTTACGTGTAATATAAATATGCTTCTTATAAGCATTTCGCGATCTCTTAAGCTGTCTAAGTTGCCGTTTTCTGTCTCTAAAACTAAGTCGTTTAGGCAAATATTTTATAGGTATATGCGTAGACATAATATTGCTATAAAATAGGGTTATAAAATATATTTTGTAAAATTATCTTTATATATCTTTATTATATATATAAAAATGAAAGAAACACTAATTAAATTTGAAAAAAGCAAAATTAGTGGCAAAAAATATACTGCATATATTCAAAATAAAGCAACAAAAAAAATACGCAAAATACATTTTGGTGCTTCGGACTATGAACAATATAAAGATAGAACTCCTCTTAAACTATATTCGCATAAAAACCATAATAATCGCAAACGCATGCAAAACTATTTTAATAGGCATTCAGGAACCAAAAAACGAGGAGCAGCTATTGCACTCGAAAAAAGAAAATCGCGCGGTTATTATAATGCAAAAATTTTAAGTCATGTTTATTTATGGTAAAACAATAATTCTAATATTTAATAATTCTAATTCTAATAATTCTAATTCTAATAATTCATGAATATATTAAATATGATTTTATAATTTTTTACGAAATTTATAGGAACTTTTATTTTCTTAGGAGTAATAAAAAATGTATTTAAATATATAAAATGTTTAGAAACGCGGGCTCTCATAATATGCTTCAGGACCGCAATATTCAAATTTAGAATTACCTAAAACACTTGGACTACAAGGATAAACATTATTGGTGTCTTTGCTATATGTGAAAAAGGTGGCTTGTTTTGTTTCAAGACTGTTGTTATCAAATACTAATTGTTGATTATAACTGTGCTCTCGTGGTCCTGTCAAATTTCGTATTTGTTTATCGTAAAAACTATTGATCGCATTTAAATAAGAGCTTATTACACTAACCGGCGCATTTCCGGAGGATGGAACTATTTCTAATCTTCGTAATTCCATTTCTAAATCATTATTACTTGGATATCCGGTAGTTTGCATAGTCCCCAAAGCATTATAAGAAGCTTCTCCAAGCCCACCTAAAGAAACGGGTCGGCCAGCAGTTCCAAAATAATCATTATTGCTAAACTCGGCTAATTGCGCGCTAGTAAATGAGGAGCTAATATCATTTTTTTTTTCACCCATGCAATTAAAAAACTGCTCTGAATTTAATAAATATTGAGTAGTGCTTAATGCGCTACCACTATATGGTGTATAGTCAAGATTAGGCATCTTGTCATTATTAACTAATTTATAATCAAATCTTCTACTATCTTGTAATAAGCCCGTAACTTTAAAAGCATCTTCAAACCTAGTTAAAATAGAACTAAAGCTAGTATTTTGCGCACTTGTCAAATCGGACCTGTTTAATTGCCTTTGCAAATTTTCTGTTCTTGCTTTCGATGTTAAAGCATCATTCATTTGTGTAAGTGTTAATAGTGCCGCATTTAGTTCTGCTTCATTATAACCATTAAGCATTGCACCTGTTATGCCTGTTGGCAGGTTTTTTAATGTATTTCTAAAATTACTAAATGAAACATAATTTATAATGTCAGAAGGCATACTTTTTTGATCACTAAAAATATTAAAGCTAGCTTCAATTTTTGAAAATAACATACCACGTTTATTAAATAAACGTCCATTCGGATCTAAAGTATTACATGTTCGTGTGGCAGCATTTAAATCTCTTTCATTATAAGATAGCTCAATAATTCCTGCTCTATTTTGTTGGAAATAACTTGTTATAGCCGAGCAATCTGTTATATTGCTTATATTATCTATAATAGCGTTATAATTGAAATTTATATTGCTATTATCGTAAAAAGGGCTTCCTGAGCAGCATCGTACATCATAAATACTTTGATCGATGTTACTATTTGTGAGAGAATTGCGCTGATTTTGTGGCGTAATATTGTCAAAAGTACATTTGGGTTCCCACTGGCAAAAAACTTTATCAGTTATTGCATTAGAAATGTCTAAGTTCCATTTATTGCTGGTTCCAATTCGACTATAAGTATAACTAATATCATATAAAGGAACACAATTTGCGGACGTTGGTCTAATCGTGCAATTAGAGCAATCTTTTACATTTGCAAGACCTTCCATAATTCTATAATCGTTATGAAAAACATATAATACATAAATACTTGTAAGTATTATAAATAATATTATTACTATTTTAATATAATTTCTGCTATTATTACTAAGTTTCATAATATTATTAGTATATACTATAATATAGTAATATAAATATATTTATAAAATTTATTATTATGTTTCTAAATAATAATAAATAGCGATTTATACTAAT